GGTAAAACAACACTAATTAAAGAAGGTATTAGCAAAATTTTAAACAGACCTTTTGCGCTTGTTGCGTTAGGTGGTTGTGGTGATTCTGGATTTTTAGATGGATTTGATTATACATATGAAGGCAGTAGGTATGGAAAAATTATTGATATACTAATTCAATGTGGTTGTATGAACCCTGTTATATTATTTGATGAATTAGATAAATTAAGCGATTCTTTCAAAGGACAAGAAATAACCGGAGTATTAACACATTTAACAGATAGCACGCAAAATAATAAATTCAGTGACAAATATTTTTCGGAAATTAGTATTAATATGTCAAAAGCATTATTCATTTTTAGTTATAATGATGAAACAATGGTAAATCCTATTTTAAAAGATAGAATGTATAAAATTGAAACAACAGGATACAAAACTAAAGATAAATTGATTATTGCTAAGGATTATTTATTACCAAAAATTAGAGAGGAAATTAAATTTACTAGCGAGTCTATTGTTTTCAGTGATACTATATTAGAATATATTATTAATGATTTTACAGAAAAAGAGGATGGTGTTCGTAATCTAAAACGCTGCCTAGAAATTGTTTATAAAAAATTAAATTTATATAGATTAATGAAACCTGATGTAAATTTATTTGAAAATAGCGAGGGTCTAAAATTAAAAAATAAGATTAGTTTTCCATGTATACTAACTAAGCAAATGATTGATGATTTAATTAATAAAGGTTCAACAAAAGACATTCCATATGGTATGTATGTTTAATAAATTTTATTAACTATTACTTCAAGTATTACTTCAAGTATTAGTTAAATGTTATTATTATAAATATTTTTTTTATTATGTCTTGAGTTATTTATAAATCAAGAAATTATTCATCATATAACCAACTATAATAATATCTCTCGTCTTTTGTATGTTTGAGATTAGAAAATCGTAAAAAAACACCAGCATCTCTACATAAGGCTTCTAATTCTCTCTTAAACTCGACAAATTTTGTTGTGTCGAAATTATTATTAGTAAAATAATATGGATTTTGTATTATTGCGTGTGTTATAAAGTCTCGTTTTTTTGGTTGTAATTCAAACGCACCAATAAAATAAGGACCTTGTTTTAAATTTATTGTTTTTGGAAAAAAACCAATATAAAAATAACTTCGAGAACAATTTATGTTAGCAAAATCACGCATTTTAAACATATCATGAAACATAAATGTAGGAAAGTGATTCGGTTGATGTATCATTTCATATGTCCATGTTTTAGCCCATTCAATAGATGACTCGGGAGTTAATAATTTTAAATCTTTAGAACTTGGTTCTCTAATATATTTCTCATATGAAGTATAACTTGTTAATAATTTATGTGTTTCTGTTTGCGAATTATTTTTATAATAATTGTCTACAAACTTTGTTATATAGTTTTCTACATAGTTTTCATCAGCATCGTTTTCATCAGCATCGTTTTCATCAGCATCGTTTTTTTTTACATCATTTTCTTCAATAATATTATTGTTATTTAATGTTATATTATGTTGTTTTATAAAGTCGTAAAATGATTTGCTAGCAATATTACTATTACTATTACTAATATTTATAATATTAGATGTATTTTCATTATTATTAGAACACATTGTTAACTTATTATATTTAAGTTTATTTGTATATAAAACACCATTTGTTGTTTTTATTTTTATGTTATGGAGAGAAAAACAATTCATACATATTATATTTGAGTATAAAATATACAATGTTTTTATAATAGTCATAGTATATACTATATATACTTATGTATTTAATTAACTATTATAATTAAATATATTAATTAGTAAGGTCTTAAATTATTAAGGTCTTAAATTAATGAGTCCATTAAATTCATTTAATTTATTAACATCTAAAGGTCCATAATCAACAATATAGTTTGTATCATGTTTTATAAATTGACTTTCATTTTGTTTTAACACTGATGTTGGAGAAAAGTATATATTTTTATAGTCATCGTTTTCTTGTATAAACGATAAATATGATTTATTTTTTCCACGAGCCAATAAATAATTTTCTTGCTCTGGAGTAATACAAGCACAACCTTTAGATGTGCTATATTCGCTATTATAAAAACAACATTCTGGTAAAAATTTATTGCCTTGTAAAAAAACTTTTTCTGGGTCTATTAGTACATCATTATAAGAATTTAGATTTAATTCTGGGTGTTTAAAAATTTTAGCAAGTTCGCTAGTGTTATCATAATAATTTTCTATAGCGCTTCTTGAAGATAAATTATTATAGTTTTCTGAAGTCTTGTTTTTGTGAGAATTTTTATAGTTTTCAAAACTATTGATTGCTAATAATACAAGAAAAATTGTAAGTTTATCAAATATTAATACAAATATTATAATGGCAACAAAAACTTTCATTATTTTGTATTTAAATATATGATAATTGAAAATCTTTACTTTTTCTAATTTATTATTTAATAGGTTTGCCTGTTTTAATAAATAATCATATAACTTACGTATTGAGTTATTTAATTTAAATGTCATAGTTGACTACTATTATATTATAATACATTAAATAAATTGATGTTATTAAAAATTATTTATTCGGGAAATATTTTTTGAACAAATCTATTAAATAATACATACATTATCAAAACAATTATTAAAAAAATTATTGCTACTAATAATCCTATAGTGTATGCTATAATTACAACTATCAAAAATAATGCTAAAATCCAACCAATAAAAGGAATACTCATTAACTGAGCAAATATTATAACTACTGTTATTAGGACAATTAATAATCCAACTACAGTCATAGATGCCGGTATGACCATTGTTAGTAACCACCCAATTACAAAAATAACAAATATTAATCGAAACGATTTAATTAATAATACAAGCGTATAAAATACGACCGTGATAGATGATATTATTTTTCTGAGAAATTCATTTGCGTTCATAAAAAATAATTTAATATTTATTAATATAACTGATAGTTTCTCCATAATCAGTTTAAAAAGTTCTAAAATTAAATTAAACAAATACGCAAGAAATTTTTGAAGTTCTATAAACCCGTTATATACGGACCCAAATATTCCTTCGATCGACTGTGTTATATCATCTATTGGTTTTTTTGCTTCACGTGCTAACTCGGCATTTAATATGTTCAAACATTCATTAAAATTGTTAATTATATAATCCGTCTCGTTGCCTTTTGATTCTTCGCTGTTTATTAGCGCAGCAAATGGCATAAATATTGGATTACATTTATTTTGCTGCCATGAACGTCTATTTGATTTTATAGTACCTACAATATAAAAATATAGCGCTATAAAAATAACAACTATAAAAATTAGAATTGTAAACCATATATCATTACTGTAAAGTTCGCTGTATTTAGTATTATCAAAATAATTATTTATTTTGTTAAGTATATTTTCATTGGTAGTTGCCATATTAATATAGAACACTAAAATTAAAATACATAATAATTTATCAAATTATACAAATTATACAAATTATTTGATACATAAATAATGAGTTATTTGTTTATAATGTACGCCCTGTAAATGTACGAAATGCTGTTCCTGGAAGATCCCCTACTAATGCTTTTCCTAAAGTGGTACTCGTACCTATTAAGTAATATATAACTGTAACCATCGAAGTTACTTTACCGAAAACATTGGATATTGTAATAAAAGAATTACTTAATCCACTAATTAACATTTTAAATCTATTTCCTAAATCTTCTACAAGATCAAATGTTGTATTTTGTTGAGAATTTGATCCTAGTTTTAATGATTCTAATATTTCTGTAAAAGCAATTCCCGCATCACCAAGAGTGTCAAATGTATCATATACAGGAGCCAAAAAAGAATTCATAAAGTCTCCTTGTGTTTCTTTTGTACATTCTTGAAATGTTAAAACAGGGTCATATCCAACAAGTCCTGCAAGAGGTATTACTCCGGGATTACATTTATATTTATCCCAATTATTTTTAAGTTGAACTAATCCAACACTGAATGTTATAGTTAATTGAATTATGCAAAAAATTAATACAATCAAAAAAGCATTACCTATATCGCCTAATCCCATTAAATATTATAATTATAATATAATTATAATATAATTATAATTAAACTAATACCCAGTAATTAATATTTGTTATTATTACACAATTTTTCAATAGTAAACATTTTTTCAATATTACACAATTTTTCAATATTAAACATTTTTCGAACATAATGTAGCGAGTACTTGGTTTGTTTTGTGCATTTTTTTGGATACTGAACTAGTTATTCCGCCTTCTCTTGTGATATTTTCTAGATTTTTTTGGTTTAAAGTTTCATTACAACCACTATCAAAAAGAGCGTTGTCTTCTAGTACAGTTGTACTGTCTTCGTTTTTTTTTAATAATGAAGATATATTGTTCTTAACTTGGGAACTTGTATCATTACCTTCTATTAAATTATAGTTTCCTAAATATAACATTAACATTAATAAAATTAGTAATAGCGTTATTACTAAATTATAACTATTATTTTGTTTATATTTTAAAACCATAAATATAATATTTAAAATAATATAATATTTAAAATAAATTCAATATTTTAAATATTAAAGTAATTGTTAATAATATATATAATGGGTGACTCACGTATTTTAAATCCTCAACAACGTTTAGACTTGGCAGCATTAATTAAAGCAAACAATAGCGATGATTGTACGGAAGAAATTCGTTCAAAAAAACAGAGTGTTCTAATTAGAAATGATGTAAAACATATGATTATGCTAAAGCAAAAATATGAAAGATTAAGAAAATCTAATCCTAATGAATTTGATGCTATTTGTGTTAAACAATGTAATTTTTTATTCAATAATTATACAGATTTGTATAACAAAATTAAAAATGATAATTTAGACTTAAGTATATTAGATAAATTTTTAGATATACTAAGAAAAATAGAAGACGGAGAATTAAACCAACACGAGGGGTCATATTTAGTTGGAAAATATTTAAAAGAAATGTATATAGATAGCGCTCTAAAAACAAAAGAAAAAATAGAGGCCAAAGAGAGAAATAAAAAAGTTCCAAAAAAACCTTTTGCTAATGTTGAGAAAAAAATAAGTTATAAAGATTTTAAAAAATTAAATAAATTAATTTAATTAATTGAATTAATTGAATTAATTTATTTAATTTAATTACAATCTGTAAATTTTTCATATTCATCTACATCTTCAAGTTCTGTGATTTTACTCTTCAAAAGTTCGATTTCATGTTTAAAAGTTTTATTTGTTTCTTCTAATTTCATATTTTCTTGTGCTAATGTTTTATTTTTATATGTTAAATCATTCACATTACATTTTAAATTTCTTAATTCTTTATTTTGTATATTAACAATATCTTGCGGAGCACAACAATGTCCATAAACTTCGATGTGTTCTTTTTGACTTTTAATAACCCAATTTTTATGTTTTTGAGTATTAAAATGACTCTTTACAAATTGTGAAGTTATTTGATATTTTCTATTTAAACAAGGACATATAATATTTGGACCATAATCTTTGATTAATTCCGAAAATGTTCTATCGCGTAATCCTTCGGATTTTTCATCATATTTCAAGGAATATTCACATGCCGTTTCTACAATCGTTGTGTCATTATTAATCATAGTTTTATAAATATTATAAAATTATTTGTAGGTTATCAATTTTTATAAAAAACATTTAGCAAATAATATTATAAAAATATTTAAATAATATTATTATAATATTATTAGAATAAAAACTATTTCATATTATGATTATACATTTACTCTATAGAATGAAACATAGTAATATTACATATAATGCTAATACTAGAGTAACACTTATTGATAATTCTCTCATAAAAGCCTTAGAAATTGCTCAAAAAAGAAAACTTCAGGTTGCTAAAATTACAGAAAAAGAAACAGAAAGAGAAATAGGAAAAGCAATTGAAATGAGCGAAAGTCATAATTCAACTCCTTTTATAAAAAAATAAGTTCAAGTTATTCTCTATTATTAAAAAAGTGCGAAGACAATCGCACAAACATAGACACTGTCGTAATATTAGAACGCACACAAGGTAAGTTAATTTTTGAGACAATCTCTCAAATAATTTAGAAGAATCTATTATTTTAGTTTAACATATTAAGTTAAAATAATAGTTTAATTATTATAAAATATTATAATATATTAATTATGAAAACTAATACCAATTATACTTTTATTACATATGGATTGTTAACGTTATTAATAATATTTATTTACTCTATAAGTTTTAAATATAAATTTAAAACAGCACAACAATTATCATTTAGCGGTTTCACCAATGCCAATTCAAATAAAGAAAATTTTAATGGTAAAAATGATAAAAATGGTAAAAATGATAAAAATGGTAAAAATGATAAAAATATTAAAGAAGGATTTACAGATGATAATACTAGTACTACGAAAAACGATGATGTTTTTAAAGTAATAGAAAACAAACTAAAAGGATTAGTTCAAGAATTAGGAGGAAATGAAGGTAAAACTGAAACAAAGAAAATTCTTGTAAGTACTAAGAAAATATGTGATTTAGAGTGTGCCAAATGTATGATGACTATGATAAGTGATAAAAAATCTCTAAAAACAATCGATTTAGAAAATATATTAGACGATGAATCAGATGAAAATTGTATAAAATGTAAAAAATATACTGAATTATCAAGTCATATTAAATCTATTATTGACAATTTATAATGTTATTAGTGTATAATGTTATTAGTGTATAATGTTATTAGTGTGGTTTTCTATATACATAGCGCTCTTCAAAGTCTCCTTTATTTATTGCATCTAATGTATAATTTTTGCCTCCCCAATGTGGATCCATAGGATTTACACTTTTATTACCCGGTTGGTGAAAAATTTTATCAAGCGGGGTATCTAATCCAATATCTTGATTTTGAGAATCGAAACCGTTGAACATATTGGTATTAAACACGGCATTATTATCTTTTGTTGCATCTAAAATTTGATTTTCAGCAAGGGTGTCTTGTTTTAATAAATCTTTTATTTTTATAGGCAATCCTCCTTCGTTTTCAAATATAGACGATTTCACTTGTATTAATTCATTATTTTGTGTGTCAGTAGAATATTGTAAATATAATATTGGACATCTTATGTTTTTATTGTTTTGCCATTCTATATATTTTGTATAATCTTCTAAATTATTAAATGTTATTGGATTTACTCCAGAAGCTATTTTTTTTTTTGAATTATATAAATGATACTTTCCATCTTTTTCAATTAACATGTTGGGACATTGTGTTGTTGTATTATTTTCCAACGGCTCATAATATTTATAAGAATTTATATAATAATATAATCCCAATACCATAAAACTAGTTATTATTAGCAAGTTTAATTTATTATTAATTAATAAATCAATATTAAATTTCATATTATATTATTATATTATTAATATAATATATTATTTTCACAAATATGTAATATTATTTCTTAATTATTTCTTAATTATTTCTTAATTATTTCTTAATTATTTCTTAATTATTATATAAATATTATATAATAATTATGCCTATTAAAATATTGAAAACTAATGTAAATAATCAGCAATTAAATAACTTATTACAAAATAATACACTATTTGTCTGTGTTTTTAGTGAATCGTGTTACCATTGTATAAATATGAAAAACGAATGGAATAAATTTAAATCACTTATAATAAAAAAAAAATTAAATGGAACTATTTTAGAAATTAATGCCAAAGTATTACCGTCTATTCATAATCCATTAATAAATAACAACGCTAGAGGATTTCCAAGTTTATTTATAATCAGTAATAATAAATTTGTAACCAGTTATAAGTTAGAAAGAACTGCTGGACAATTTTTACAATTTTTTAAAAAGTATCTTCCTGCTACAAGAAAATTTCAGACTTTAAAGAAAAGTAAAAGACTTTTACCAATAAATCCTAATTTTATAAAAAAAGCAAAACACTATAATAATGCGTTAAAACTTGGTGATAATATTTCACTATGTAAGCACGCTAGAAATGGTATAAATGGATGCCATATATGTTGTTCTCAATTTACAAAAAGAAAAACATATAAAAGATGTATAAAAAGATGTATGAAATGATGTATGAAATGATGTAAAAAAAAATGATTTAGTATTATTAAAAATTATATTAAATTATTTATCTTATTCTTGGATTAATACATAGATCCATTGTTGGAAATATGTCTCCAGACATACATTTACTTCTAGATGATACTTTCGCGCAATGTCTTGTATTATTTTCTCTACCGACATAACAAAATCCATGATTTTGTGAATCGGTCCTACTGGGTTGGGGTAGTTTATCTTCTTTATTAATAATTAATTTTTTAACAGAATCCGATACGTCTTGAATACGTTTTTCTATTTTTCTATCATTTTTTAACACACTATCTTCATCTTCGTTTTCATCTTCGTTTTCATCTTCGTTTTCATCTTTATTTGTATCTTCGTTTGTATCTTTGTTTGTATCTTTATTTGTATCCGATGTTATTTTATCTTGTTTAATAGTTGATTGTAAATAATCAATACCAGATGTTGAACTATTTGCTATAAATTTTACCGAATTATTAAACATATCTGTTATTAGTTTTAATAACATTTGTAAAAAATTTGACGATTCACTTGCTATAGTTTGTGCGCCTTGTGATGTATGTTGTAATGTTGTTTTGGCGGTATCTCCAGATATCATTGTAATTATATAGGCTATTGGAGATAATAAACTTGTTATTATATCTGTTCCTTGTGCCAAATAGTTAAATATATTAAATCCCAAAAATGCAAGCACTATTATAATAAAAATCCAAAAAAAAATACTTTTTTTATTATCTACTTTAGGTTCATTGTAAGTTGATTCAATATTTGTCATAGCACCAATTGGTGTATTTGAAAAAGTATTGAGTGCGTCTTTAAAATTATTTTCACTAAAATAGTTATTATTATTCATTATATATTATTTTATATTATTATAGAATAATAATAATTTATATTTGCCTAATTATTAATTATTGTACTATTTATATAAGAATAATATGAAATCGAATACGCGGAAATTTAAAAAGAAATTTCTTGAATCATTAAAAACACCAAACATTACAAGAAAACGTTCTTTTTCACCGTTATTAAATAAACACTTATATGTACGTGCATTAAAAACATTAAGACCCAATTCCATAAAATTATGTGATGGGTTATTATCTTTAAGAATTACTAAAGATGGTACTAGTTATTGTGAACCCTATAATAGTTTTAATGTTAAAGAACTATTGCTCCATAATTTGAAATCGTCTAAACATTTAGATGTTTCTAGATTCATTCCGCCAATTCAATTATTATCAAATTGTTGGTTTAATACAATGTTTGTTTCATTTTTTTTTAGCGATAAAGGAAGAAAATTTTTCAGATTTTTTAGAGAATTAATGATAACAGGTAAAAAAATAGATTCTACTTTGATTCCTTCAAATATTGCGAAACTTTTCTTCATTTTAAATTTATTTATTGAAGCATCATATAATCAAACTACTAAATCAGAGGAACTATTTAAAACAATGAATGCGTTAACTAATAAATTAAATACTAATTTTTTTATATATCATATATATCAAATTATTAACAATAAACCTAATTCTATAAATATTGATTCATTATTTTCTAATAATGATAAATTATATGATATACCTAACATAAAAGATGCTGGAAATCCACTTAGTTATTATGAGGCTATCTTGAAATATTTAAACTATGATACTTTAAAATTTATGAAACAAGTTTTTACAAGTAAATCGAATGTTGAAGAAGTTATTAAAAGAAAATTTCAAAGTTTAACCAATATTATACCCGATATTATAATTATAGAAGATTTTAAAAGTAAGTCATTGTTTGAAACTTCATATAAAATAATAACTCCCCAAAAAGTAGTTATTAATTATGTGTTAGATTCAATTATTATAACAAATATAGATCATTTTGATTCTAAAGCTAATAGTCATTTCGTAAGTGTGTTAACAGTAAATTCTCAAGAATACAAATTTGATGGAAGTAGTTTATCAAAATTAGAGAGATTCAATTGGAAAAAACTAATAAATACTAATAAAAATTGGAAGTTTAAAGAAAATCCTAACTATAAACCCGAACTTTATAATTTTACAAAAGGTTATAAAATAATGTTTTACTATAGAAGTTAAAGACATAAAGTGTTACGTTTAAAATAAAATAAAATAAAATAAATTATATTAATTAAATTTAAAGAATTATTGATTATATAATAAAGTAATGCCACCTACGAGTTTTACAGCAAACACAGTTGAAAAGTATTTAAAAGAAAATATTGGAAAAAATTTATCTTTACGAAAAATGCATAAAGATTTAAAAATAAGTCGTAAAACAATTATATCCTTGGTTAAGCAGTCTAAGAATATTAGTCCTGTAAAACCAATAGATGTAGGTTCAAATGCCTTTTTTTTACATGTTTATACATATGTAATTAAAAAAGAAACCTAGAGATTATTTAATAACTCTATTTTTTCCATTGTTTTTTCCAAATTAGATTTATTTAAATCTTTAAACAAATAGTCTGTTTTCGGAGACTCTTCATTTTTCTTTATTTCTTTATATATTGTATTTATTTTTAATACAATAGCTTCTATTTCTTCGCGCTTATTTATAATATTAATACTAAAATTATTATTTTCTATTAATAATGCGAAAGCATAATATATAATATATTTTCGTTTTCTTTTTACAGTATTATTGTATTTAATAATAAATAATTCAAACAAATTTTTTATTATTTTATGTTTCAAGCTACTATTACTATTACTATTACTATTACTATTACTATTACTATTACTAATACTATTACTAATACTAATACTATTACTAATACTATTACTATTTATTATATTATATTTTTTATCTAAAATATTGGGATCACTATAATAAAATAATATGTCCCAGATTATCCATACTATATCGTGCGTATTTCCAGACGGAGCATAAATCCTATTTTCACATACACATTTCTTCTTTTTTTTTATACAAATATTTTCGTATTCTATAATCCATTCATACCAATAATAAACATTTATTATATTTTTATTTATTAAATTAAATATAAGTTCATTTATTGGTATAATTAACTCTTTGGGGTCATCTTCTTTCAAAATATATTCTATATATGACACGTTAGGTGCTTTAAATTTTTCACTCATACAAGTCAAATCAAATGAATTATTTTTATCCAATTTGACATCGCTTATTACGTTCTTCTTATTAGAATAACATAATACACATATTATTTCACAAAATAACCTCCTTACTTTTTCATTATTTCTCATAGTTAATATTTCTTTAACATAACCATTTTGTAAAATGTTTATAAAATTATTATAACGCATATTTAAATATAATGTTAATTTAGGATTACCATTATGTATGTATTTATATGAATAATATAATATTATATCCCATAAATCTAAATAATGACCGGCACATATAAATTCTGCACTCCAATAGCAAGCGTTCTCGATTTTTTCATCATACATATTTTTTATTAGTTCTAAACGGGCTTTAGATTTTTGAAACTTTGAAAATGTTATATTTCTAAAAGATAAACGAACATCATTAATATTATTTGTATCCATTATTTTTGATAATAATAGTATTATTAATTTAACTTACATAAAAAATATAATATTAATACATAATAATAGTATAATTATGAAATTATTAGAAAATAATTTTGGAGATAAAATATATAAAATATTTTATAAAAGTCTAACAGATTTCCTTAAATTATCATTATTACATAAAATATTTTTAATTATGCTTGTGTTAATATTTTTCTATTTAGTAAATAGAAAATTACTTATTTATGAGTATTACGATGATATGACATCTGGTAAGAAATTCGATAGTAAATTTGATGATGCTATATATGATGCATTTTACTCTAAATACTATGATAAAATTTATGAAAATAAAGAACGAGATGTAGAACAATTAAAAATTGTTGTGAGTTATGCTAAAAATAAAAAATTTGTTAAATTTTTAGATGTTGGTTGTGGAACTGGGTATCATGTCAATATGTTAAACAAAATGAACTATGATGTTGTTGGATTAGATAAATCAAAATATATGATAGAAACAGCACAATCAAAATATAATAATTGTGAATTTATAACAGGAGATATACTGAAAAATAATTTGTTTGATTATAATTCATTTACACATATTTTATGTTTGAATAAAACTTTTTACATTATTAAAGATAAGGAACAGTTTTTTGAAAATTGTGCATTATTATTAGCCCCGGGTGGTATATTAATAATACATTTATTAACTAGAGACAAATTTAAACCTTTTATTCTTCCTAAAGATGATACTATTTTATATAATCCAGAAAATCATAATAATGTCATTACTAAAAATATTATAAAATTCAGTTCTAATTTAGAATATATATGCGAATATGAAGTTTTAAATAATGACACTAAATCAGATGCATTAGATTATTTTAATGAACCATATTCATGTTATCAAGAAAAATTTGAAAATTTTGATACTCATAATATTCGTAAAAATTTAATAAATTTATACATACCTAATATTGATGAAATATTAAAGCTTGCTAAATCAAAGGGTTTTGTTGTTAAAGATAAGAAACCATTAGATTTTATTGGTCATAGCGATGAATATTTATTTGTTTTTAAGAAAATAACATAAATTATCGAACATATTTACTTGCTCTAGCAAATGAATCTAATACAAATAATATAAATATTCCCAAAAATAAATATAACACTAATTCTTCTGTAATATAATTTGTTTTTTCATTATGTTGTTCTTCTAATAAATGTACTATATAATCTAATTTTGTTAATAATTTATTGTTATCGTAATTATGTGTATTACTATTTTGTGATAATGTATCGTAACTTAATTTATAACTATCACTGTAATTAGATAAATTATTTTTAGATAAAAAGGAACTATTTAATACATTTAAATTTTCTAAATTAGAAACACTATTAGTATTATTAGTATTATTAGTATTATTAGTATTATTAGTATTATTAGTGCTATTAGTAGTGCCTTGTAATTCGTTATTGAAAAAATTGTTTTGTGGTATATTATTTCCGGCCTCTCTCATTTTTTGTATTTTGGCTAATTGTTCATTCAAGTTATCTGTAAAAGATGTACTTATTGACTCATCAATTGTATTAGATTGATAATTTGTATTTAAGTTATCGTCTTCTTCGCCATTATTCTCGTGAATTTTTGACATTAAATTTCCTAAACTGGTAATCTTGTTTTTTAATATTTCGTTGTTTTTAGTATTTGTTATGTTAGATTCATCAAATTCTACAGTTTTTTTATTTTTTACAGTTTTATTATTAGATTTTTTATATAATTTAGATTCTGATAAATTATTATTTTCAGAATCTAATGGGGCCGGATTTAATTGAAACATATTATACTATTATAAAAAAATAAGATTATATTATTTTCAAAAACTACTAAATAAACTAAATTATTTTACTATTAAAAATAATTTAGTTTAGTGTTTAATTTAAAGCTCCATCACATATTTCTTTGAAAATTAAATTATATTTATTATATAATAAATACATTTACAAATATGTATGATTTATATAAAAAATTTTTGAAAAAACATAAATTTGATATTTATATGAAAGATATAGGGACAAATAAATTACTTATAGGTGTATTTATGATATTTATAAATATTGGTTCTCGCTATATTGAATTAAGATTAACAAAAGGACAAGAAATGATATTGAAAAATATTGCTCGCGAAGTATTAATTTTTACTATTGCATTTATTCATACTAAAGATTTAATATTATCTTTTATTATTACTGGTATTTTTATTATATTAGCCAATTTTGTATTTAATGAAAAATCAAAATATTGCGTATTACCAGATAAATATAAAAATTTAGCGTCGTTAATAGATACAGACAAAGACAATATTATTTCGGAAAATGAAATAAACAAAGCATATGATACATTACAAAAGGCACGTGGTCAAATTGATAATTATAAAAAAATAAAAACACTTGAATCTTTTAATAATATGAATTACGACTAAATTACAATATTTTAATAATTTTGTAATACTATAGTATATTATACCATAGTACAATGAGTGCAACGAGTACAACGAGTACTGGTCGATTTATTATACCTTATAACATAGAAATAAATATTTCATATGACACAGGCACTCCTGATGGTGTTAGCAGTTGTATTATTAACAACATGGAAGATGTTTTGTTAGGAGAATTTGCCAATAATACTGCTTATAGTACATTTAAGAGCACCTACATGTCCGCGCTACATCATAATCCTATACCTATATACATAATAAATGAATCTTTTTATCTGGATAAGCGCTCATTAGACGCTATTAGAAAGACAACAAGAAGATTTCCTCCTTATAATCCAGGTGGGAACGGACCACAAATCCGACAGTTTTACGAGAATTATGGTGACTTTAATACTAATCCAAATATATCTCAACGTGACAAAAATTCATTAGTACATATTTTTAAAGACGCATTTTTAGTTGCATATAAACAAGGACCTCCTCTTGAATTTGCGGATATACAAAGAAACATACGAAGTTATACTACTTTAGATGGGTTATTTCGTGAAGATAATTTTCAGAACGCAACTAATGGTCGCGCACGGGAAGCACCAGTAATTGGAAATAAAGATTTTCATGATTATATCACGAGATACTATGATAGAACCACAAGTTCTAGTGAAAAAATTTTGCTTGAAAAATTTTATAAGATGAGTGATAATATTTTAAGCGACAAATTTAAATATGAATATTTTTTAAACCCAGATAACGTTAAATCTATTTATAAATTTATATCTAGTTATAATAGTGCGGATGACTCAAGATATGCTTTAAATACCAATGAAGAAAAAGAAAGGATTTATAATAAATATTTTAAATATGTTTTTCCTAATAAAAAAGATATATCTTTTTTAAGCGATCCAGATAAAGACAAAATATTAATGTTTTATAATGTATTTTACATTGTTCAAAATATTTATTTGTATGATGACACAATTATTCAAGTACCTAGTTTTAAAGTAAAAAAACGAAATAATCCAAATAATCCAAATAAAAAAGAAAAATATTATATTTCTAATGTTAGGTTGCTTGATTTAAAAGATGATAATATACATTTTGAAATTGTAGAAACTAAAGTAATAATTTTTATAAGCGCTACTCTAAAACATATTGTTGAAAATCCTACATTACAAATTAATTACTTAATAGATGATTTGGAAAACCCGGAGCAACAGTTTTCACAACGATTTTCAATATTACAACCTAAAGATATAAATCCTAAGTATTCTATTTATAATAAAATAAATATCCATAACGATGTAAAATATATTAAAAATGATTTGAATATAGATAAACTCTATAAATATACACTTAATAAAAAATACATAGAAAACAAAGAAGAAGTTTTTTTAAATTTAAAAACATTAGCTTTGTTTGAAGATTTTTTGACATCATATAATAAAGTAGCACCACAAACTATTAAAAATTTATTTGTTGAATCAAATATCAAATTTTTATTTCATAAGATTTTCAAATTTTATAATAATAAAAAAATAAAAAATTATTATATTAAAGATACATACATTAAATATGTTGATAATTCGTCAAATTATTATAGCATTGGTAAAGGTAATTTAAAAGATTCCAGCGAAAAATACAAAATTATTTTAAATTTATATAACTCATCATCAGTAGCAAACGCGGCAAGAGTAGCAGTAGCAGTAGCACCAGCAGCACCAGCAGCACCAGGAGCACCAGCAGCAGTACCAGGAGTAGCACCAGGAGCAGCAGCAGTAGTACCAGTACCAGCAGCAGCAGTAGTACCAGTACCAGCAGCAGCAGCAGCAGCTGTAGGAGGACCAGCAGTAGTACCAGTACCAGCAGCAGCAGCAGTAGTACCAGTACCAGCAGCAGCAGCAGCTGTAGGAGGACCAGCAGCAGTACCAGTAGCACCAGTAGCAGCAGTAGTACCAGGAGCACCAGCAGGACCTGTTATGCTTTTTACTGAAATTGCTTCACCTGATGCGCGTTTAGCAAATAATATAATATATAAAGTTGCCGTTGTTTTTAGATGTTATTTAGATATTGATGGAAACAAACCCTCTTTTATGCGTAAAGTAATAGCCGAAACTTGCTTACCAAGAGCACAAATATTAGATGATGCTTTTTCAAATATCTTATATAAAACTTTTGATTTACCACAAAATTATTTACATAGTAAACTTTCTAATATTTCAAAAAAAAAAAAAATTATAGTGCAAAAAAATACTACTAAGGAGGTTGCTAAAAAGACAGAAACTAATACAAATGTTCCTCCTAATGTTCCTCCTAATGTTCCTCCTAATGTTCCTCCTAATGTTCCTCCTAATGTTCCTCCTAATGTTCCTCCTAATGTTCCTCCCAATGTTCCTATAAAAAAACCTACTCTAGTTGGAGGACAAAGTTTAATAAAAAAAAGAACTGTTAGAAGACGAAAATATTACTCTAGTATATAAATAATAATAATTTTTAATATTAATTTTTAATATTAATTTTTAATATTAATTTTTAATAT